AGAGTAGCTATTTCTTTAGATATTTTGGTAATTTCACTTGCCATCTTGCTTTGTACTAAAGCATTTCCAAGTGTCATAAATCCTGTAACAACAGGCATGATTACTTTTGAGAGTAATTCAAGTGCGGCTTTAACTTCAATGAACACTACGACCGCTGTTTCTAGTTTATGTGCAAGTTCTTCCGGGTCAGCATTTTCCACCCACTCTCTAAACTTATCAATGATTATTGTTAGTGTGTCAGAATTAGCAAAATCGGCGAGAGCATTGGAAATATCAAGTATTACCTGAGCAAGTACATCCCATGCAAGTTCAAAGAATCCTTCAAGAGCAGGCATTAAGTTGTTCATATCGGCAGTGAGTTTCTCCCAATCTACTTTATTAAGTGACTCACTTAATCCATCTAATAATGTAGGCCCGCCTTCTTCTGCAAGATACTTCCAGAATGGAAGTAACACATCTGTCCAGAAAGCAGAGAATGTGTCAACTAAGAACTGAACAAGTGGTTCAATATCCTCTAAGAAATTCTTTATTGAAATAAGCAACGGCCTAAAGTCTAAATCCTCTGCCCATTCTTTTGTCTTTTCAGCACAATACTGAATAGCATCAGCAACTATCTGTAATAGGTTTTCAAATCTTGTAACGATTGCTATCCCATTACTTCCGCTCTGAATTGCTATCCTAATCTTTTCAGCAATAATACCGACTGTTTCACCAACAGTACCAAGTATATCAACAATCTGAGGCAATCCTTTTTCAATAAAATCTTTTACTAGCTTTAAGAATATCTGCTCATACACAATAACCAATAAGTCAACTATTTTCTGTACTGCGGGAACAATCTTTTGCTCCAGATTATCTGCCAAAGTATCAAATAGAGGTATAAATGATAGATTTTTTGACCATTCAACCGTATAATCAGCAGCCCTCATAATACCGTCTGTAATGATTAAAATAATATCTCGTATTGCTTTTAGTGTTCTATACCCATTATCATTGTGTTCCCAAGCTATTCTTAAAGCTCTTGCTATATTGCCTATTATCAAGAATATGTCACCGAGTATCTTGAATATATTTTCAAAAATTTTTTGAGTTTCAGGCTCTTCCCAAACTCTCCAAAATGCCTCTGCAACAGACTTACCAAGTGCAAGTAATTCATTGAGCATATATTTCCAGGCATCTATAACAAATTTACGCATCTTTTTCCAGGCTTTCTTTATAGGTCCAAGAAGCCTGTCTAAAAATTCTTTGAATTTCTTAGCCCAATCTGCCATTGTAGAATCAATAGGAACCTTTTCAAATCCCATTGTACCTACACCACCATCATCAGAGCCACTATCCTTATCTTGATGTATAACATTTAACTTATCATACTTACCCAGCTCTTTTGTAGCCTCTTTAGCGGATTTTGCAGTCTTATCAAGTGATGCGGCATAATCTGTCTGTAGTCTTGTGGCTTTATATACATAAGACTGTCCTGTAAGTGCTGCCATAAATGAGGCTACTTTATATGCTATGTCAGCCACTAATTGAGCCACTTTCTCTAGAGCAGGTGCCAAAATATTGAGTAATGGCTGAACAACAGATGTAACTGCGGCTTTCATCTGATTTATGGATGAGATTATAGATGACATTTGTGTATTTACATCACTATATTTTACTGCCAACTGACCTAATCCATCAATCATAGCGGCTCGCATCTTATTGAATAATACATATAATGACCTTATTCCAAGACTATATTTCAGAATTGTAGTAAGACCTTTTTTGAGGGATATATTAAATCCTTCATGTGACTTTGTTGTGTTTTTAATCTCTCTGTTTAGTTTCTTGTGAGATGTGTTAGTCTTATCAAGAGCCTTTCTAAGAGAATTAACACCTGGTATCAATCTCATATAGGCATTTAGTGCTTTGCCTGTAAATGATGCGGCATTTTTACCAAAGTTTGTTACTGCGACATTAGCCTGGCCTATAACATGACCAAGCATTTTGATGGAACGGAGTTTATAATAATACTGAGCGGCAGACTGTTTAATAGCGGCTTTTTCTTGATTAAGTGCCATTATTTGAGCTTTTGTTGCGGCCTCAGCTTCTCTATGAGCTTTCGCAACTGCCCTTTCAGCATCACGTTCCTCTTTCTGTACGGCTTGTACTGTTTTAGCCCGCTCTCTTTCAAGGTCTTTTTCAAGTTTGGCCATCTCTCTGGCCTGATGCTCTTCCTCTTTTCTCGCCTGTGCCTGTACTTTAGATGTTGCTTTCTCACGAGGTGTCTGATATCCAGTATCTTTAATATCCTGTTGCATACTTTTTTGTGAAGCATACTGAATATTGGTAACAAGCTCTTCCATCTCTCGTAACTGTCTATTTATACCTTCGAGAGTATTTCTTCTCTGTTCCTCAAATCTCTGAGTATAGCCCTCCTGTTTTGTAATTCTGCCTATACTAGAAGCCTGCTCCCTTAATCCTGCAACAACTCTTTGACCTTCTTCATAGGTAGCTTTTGCGGTCTGACTTCTTTCCATAGCCTGGTCAGCCATTTGTTGGTCAATATTTCTTCTCGATTCTGCGGCAGCTTTCTGTTCTTCAAGTTGTCTGCGTTGTAATTCATACTGTTTTCTAATGGCTTTAAGCTGAGAATTTGCTCCCTTATCGCCTGTACTTACGGATTTAACATCCTTATTGTACTGCCTTTGTAAATCTCTCTGTTCCTTCTTAATACGAGCAAGCTCCTCATCAGATTTCTTAACCTGATTAGCGTATGACAAAGAGCGCATATACTCAGCACTTATTTCTTTTTGTGTCTGGGCATTTGCCTTTATCTGTTCACCAATACTTGCTTGTACCTGTTTTAAATCTGAAAAAGGTGTCTTTTGACTCTCAGCCTCAAAAAGTGTTTGAAGCTGTTTCATCTTATCGAGCAAGTCATTTACCTGAGATTCATATTCTGAAACACCTTTAACATTCCATGGGTCTTTCTTGGTACTCCGCTTATTCTCATATTCGTGTATCTGTTTAAATGTTTTATCAACCTCAGATTTCAGCTCCTGCAAGTCAGACGAATCAACTTCCATTTTCACAGGTATTCTTACTTCTTCTTCGCCCATACTTTACTCCTTATTCCAAACACTCTGTAACCACTTTTCAGCATCTAGCTCATCAGCAGTCTTATATCTCCATCTGAAATATTGCGGATTATCTCGTTTATATTCCTGTTCCCACTTCTCTAGTTTCTTTCCGTTGGCGGTCTTATCTCTAATATTTATGACAGTAGATAAAACGCTTTCCCCTACTGACATATAGTATGACAGAAAAGTCCACCAATGTATATAAGGCTCGGAACGAATTTCTTTTCCTGCAACATTATTTATTGCGGCACATATAAGTGCTGAATCACCTTCCCAATCAATCAGTGTCCTAGATTGCTTTACGCTTTCCGCTTTCGCTTTATCTCCGTTAAAGAAGTCATACATCTGTAAAGTAAGTTCTTCTAAAACAGGACAATTGAGAACATCATCCACATCATTAAAATCTTCATAAAATATAATCAAAGCGGAGATAAGTCTTTCTTTCTGCTCTAACTCTTCATCCTCTAAAGCAGAAAAAACGTCCAATACCATACGATAGTCTCCGTTTAGTCGTATATGGTACGGGCGTTCTTCTACAATTATCTCCGTAGGTAATTCATACATACACGGAGCTCCTATTCAATTTAGTTGTGATATTTCTTTGTGTACTTGGAAGTCTTTACTGAAACTCTTTTTCTCATCTTGTTAAATTCCTTATCAAGATTTCTCTCATAGAGTTTAAGGATAGCTTCAATGATATGTTCATATCTGAACTGGCCCTCAAACGGGTCATACATTGAACCACCGTCACAACAAATATCACTAACAGGAGCATCAAAGATGTAGTCCATCTCTTTTCTCATGTTTTTATCAATAGCGTCTAACTGCTCTCTGATAACCTTTTCTGACTCTGAATCAATCTCGTTGTTATCATCTGGAAGACTTGATAATACTGTACCAACTTCTTCCATGTATTTCTGCAATCTCTCATAAGCCGCAGTTAATCTTGAAATGATGTTCAGGTCACTGGTGTTAAGCTCTAATATCTTAGAGTTGTCACCATTTATTCTGAATCTCTTTTTCTTAATAGCTGAGAGGTCGATATCCTGAATATCATCGGATGAAGCAGAAGGAGTATCTACTACCTCTGTCTGTTCTTTAGGAATTACTTCCTCTTTAACTTCTTCCTTAACCTCTTCAGGAAGATTCATAGCCTCTTCTTTCATAGGTGTAGGTTCTTCACTCTGAAAGAGTTTAGATGTTGACTTTGCCATTGTGTTGCCCTCCTATTTAAAATCAAACTGTTGCATCTGCTGTGAATACAAAATCATCAGCGAGCTTATCCACTGTACCAGTAGTAATCTTATTAGAGAAGTGTACTGTGTAAGGGAAGTTTACATTTACATCACCACCGATTGAATCGTAAGTGATTGTGCAGTCATCATGCCTCTCACAAGCATAACCGTTTGTAGCGCCTCCTACAAATGCTGTGATTACATAGATTGTGAACTGCTGGAGCTCTGAAAGAGCATTTCTTCTACGAATGTCGTTAAGAAGGACTTTGAGCTTTTCACCACCAACAATAGGTGAAGCATCAAATGTCTGCTCAGGCTGAGTTCTCTGCATATCTGTATAGTTGTTGCCAAGAATATCAGTGGTTGTTTCAATCTCAGCGTTGTACTCGATTGAAGAATCCTCTGTTCTTGTTCCAAGGAACTCTCTTACCTTAGATGTACCCTCAGTCCATTCTGCAACCGTGATGAGAAGTTTTCTCTCGGCTCTCTGGCCAGTTCTAAGATTAAACTGCTCTGCCATATCTTTCTCCTTTCGTTATTTCCATAACTGTTTAGATGTGTCTAGGTAATCCAGTTTCACTCCGACTGAATACCTTGCTATTGGAGGATTTACAGAAGTATCAATTCCATCTATATCGGGGTCAGTAGTCAATGTTTCCATTGATTCTACTTTACACCCCTCGCCAAAATCAGGAAAATTCTGATTTTCAGCCTGTTCATTTATCCAGTCTAATATTGCCTGGACTTTAGCCATGTTCTCGATATTCTCATTCATAAGAATATTATCATCTTCCTTAACCACTGCATTGTGAGTTACAGAAGAATAACTGGCTATACTAAAAGTATACTGTTTTAGTATACTCCCGTCAATAAATGACCTCTTTTTGGTGTCCTTCTCTGTAATAAAATGATTATTGCCATCTCCTTCATTGGCAAAATTAAAGAACAAGGGATTTTCCTGTATAGTAGGACAATCTAATAAAAATTTTATCATAGCTATATTTTTATCCATTGTTCATCTTCTCCGCTATAATCTTTGCAACTTCCTGATAAAAGTTTTGTCTCTCGGCTGAGGTCAAATGTCTATTCCAATGACTATATGTATTTGGTGTATGTCTATTCCATGTACTATCATTAGAATAATACTGAACACCTGCATAGTCATAATTACCGCGTTTTCTTTTGGCTTTTGCTGAGTATCTTATTTCGCCATCTCTTACTCTTGCACTACTATGCAGTCTGCCTGTTTTTGATGGCACATATTTTTCTACAGCAGACGCATATATTCCAGCAACTTCATTTCTTGTTTCTGTGTAATAGATTTTTTCTACTTTTTTGCCCAGTATTCTGTTCACATTATCCTCTAATGCTTTTTCATCTACACGAATGTATATACTAGGCATATTAAGTACCTCTTACATGATAATGCTCATTACCTCTTCCACCACCAACATTGATGTTGACAGTTTCTATTGTGAAACATCCTGGCCAATCCTTATTCTCTTTAATAAGATTGGCTGATGTTTTGTCTTTCGTATATTCGTCAATTTCAAAATCTGTTTCATCGGCTACAATAATATCGCCTGCACTAAGAGTAAATTTTATTGCTCTATCTTCATCAGAAAGTGACATCCATGATTTTTTATCTATAAAATCATCATTTACCCTTATTCTGCAAATAGTTATATTAGAATCAATCGTTGTGTTGCCCACTGTTATCTTCTCGATTGTATGTTTATAAAAACAGTCGGGAATAACATGCCTATACCAAGTGACTTTCTTTGTCGTAGGGTCTATGTACTTGTTATAGAGGGTGATTGTATCATCCCACCATGAGGGGAAGTGATTCATTTTTCAACGACCTTTTTCTTTCTGCTCTTTTTTACAGGCTTAACTTCTTCACCGTCATCTTCTGTTTTAGCCTCAGTTACAAAATTATAATAGTCTTTTCCAGACTGTCTAGCTTCTTCAAGAAAAGCACTATATGCCATATCGTAATCCTGCTTCGTTTCACAAGCTCTAAGCATTTTAACAGTAAATTTATCTAACCCGTACTTTTTTAAGTCGGAAATCAAAGCAGGATGATTTCCAAAGTGCTTTCTGATAAAACTTACTGACATTATCTGTCCAATGTACTTCTTACCTGTTACTGTATTCTCTGTTTCAAAGATATAACCAAGCATATTTATTCTCCTGGATAGATGCCACGATAAAGTAGCCTTCTACCTAAATCGTTTAATATACTGCCTAAATATTTATCCATTAACTCTTCTTTTGTCTTAGCTCCGTTAAACTGAGCTAAAAGCTCTCCTGAGCTTAGTGTGTTATAACTTGTTGATACACCATCATTAGTTTCCTGAGTTATACCGGCTTCTTTTGTCCAGCCTACTCCCCACCCTGCTCCACCACTACTTGATGCAAGCAATTCATTTTCCATCTGTTTAAAACGGATAAGCTGATACATACATCTCTTTAACTCCTCTGTATTAAGTGCATCTGCCCATTCTGGTCTTTTAAGTCGGTTAAATGTATACCAGTTTACTGTGCTTTCTGCATCAAATTCTAAATCATTGAAGGCGGTCTCATCTAATGTACCACCATATTCCTGATATTCTGAAAATGTTAAATACATAGTTAAGACCGCCTTTCTATGATTTGGGGAGTTGTTATCTATCAGCCGAGTGAGATTACTCTTGCGATAGGAATAACCTTGTGAGCAATATACTGAATATTGCTTGAACCGCCTGTGTTTACAAGATTCCAGAACTCGCCGTTCTTCAACTCGTTATCTGTAGGTGACAGAGTGTTAATCTGGTCGATACCAGTAAAGCTGATACCATAAGGTGACCAGCATTTTCTCATACGAGAAATGAGTGTATCTTCACCACCGTTCTTGTAAGGGTCTCTTGCCATCTCATAAGGAACCTTAGCACCGCAGTTTGTGTACTCAATAGCACCTCTTCCGAATACGTAAGTTACGTACTTCTTAACTGCTGATGTACCACTACCCTCTGTGATAACAGGCATATCATCATCAATAATGACTGTTCTGCCGTTAAGAGTAGCAATATTGAGGTCTCTCTCAATACCGTTTGCATCATTGTACTTAAGGTATACAAGTACCTTCAAGTTCTCAAGATGCGTAGCAACTGCTGAGTGCATCAAGCAGAGGCTAAACTGATTCTTGTGGTCACCAGATGCTTTCTGCATACCGGTATTAAGAGTTGTAGCATCCATGTAGCCGAGTACGCCTTCGCTATTTGTTACACCTGTAACATCATGTGTATGCTCCTCTACAAACTCTGCGGCTGCATCATTGTTACTGCCCATTGCGAACACACCATCAAGAATGTTAATAAGCATCTTCTGGTCCTGTTCATCCCAATACTCAGCAACCTGCTCTGCTACATTCTGCATGAAGTCTACTCCACCAGTAATGTCGTATGAGAAGTCCTTCTCTGTCCATGCTTTAGCACGACCAACAACTACTCTGGAGTGTGAATATGTCTGTGTGCCAGTTGATGTAATGTCTGTTACACCATCATAGTTGAGAGGTGTTCCACCGATAAGACCCTTAAGAGGGGTTGTGAGGAAGTTACCACCAACCTGGTCTGACATAGCACCTGCAAGGTCAGGTCTTGCAACAATGGCACCAGACTTAATAAGTTCGTTGAGATGTACATTAGGTACTCTCTCTGTGTACTTCTGGAATACTTCGCTGTTAAACAGCTTGGCATCAAATAGTCCCATAATATTCTCCTTTCAATCAATCATCAAAACTAATGACGAAATCTGGGTTTTCGTTTTTAGCTTGCATCATTTCTGATAATGTCATTTTCTTTGTTCCGCCCTTACTACCAGGTGCCGGCCCTGCAAATGAGGGGTCAGGTGGTGTTGAAGGGTCTGACTTTGTTACAAATGCTTCTTTATTATCCTTAGCATAGAGCTTTAAATAATCGTCAGCACCAATAAGCACACCATCTTTAACCGTGAGCTTTTCATTTATCATTGACCGCTCAAAATCTCTCTTAGCGGCGTCACTAGAGAATTTCTGCTTTCCAGCGAAATCACGAACAGCAAACTCATATGCCTGTGCTGATAATCTTTCATTGAGCGCCTGAGTGTCAGCGTCATACTTAGCCTGAAGAGCGGTTAGATTCTGAGTGAGTTCCTCTAACTTCCCGGCATCATTACCTGCATCAGCCAACTTAGTTTTTAGAGCTTCCAAATCTGTGTTTCTAGTGTTGATAGTTTCATTCAGAGTGGTAATCTCTGTGTCCTTTTTGGCAAGGTCATCCTCATACTTCTGTCTGTCTACATATCTACCCTCAGATAAATCTGTAAACTTTGCTTTGTTTTCCTTAGCAATCGCCTCAAACTCCTCCAAAGTTAAAGACTTGTTCTCGGAAGTTGCCTTGTCAAAGATTTCCTTTATTAACATACTCTTCTCCTTCTACATTCTTTCAACCAGTTTTATTTATAATGCCGCAGTCACTTTCTGCGATGGAATGTACGGGTATTTTAAATGTCTCACCGCATTGACGTATTTTATAATAAACTCATATCGAGATTATTACCTCTAACCCGCAGTAGAACGAGGTGTAATACTACGGGTCGTAGGAGGGCAAACAAGATGGACACAGTCAACATCTTCACCCATAATCATTATAGAACACATTTTCGAGTGTGTAAACCTTTTTAGGCATTATTTTTACTAGCCGCTGTCTGCTCTGCATTATTAAAGGCTTTTTGCTGACTATCAGGATTATTGTTGTTACCTGAGAAGTCTTTACCCTGCCCTACTTCTCCAAGCTGAGCCTGAGCCTGAATATTAGTTTCCATGCTCTGCTTCTTCTCATCTTCAATCTTCTGTAAAGCGGCTTTAGCCTGATTCTCTGTCTCACCAAAATACCACATTCTTGTTTCCAGCTTAGATGACATACCAGCATTGACAAGTTTAAGTCTTGTTTCAAGCTCTGCATCACTATCGGCTATAATAGAATCATCCCATTCAAAGGACACTTCGTATTTCCCCTTAGGGGTTACTTTATATAGACTGCAATATACATCCATTACATATATTACATCTCTTAAAGTATCCTCTATTGCCTGCTGAATATCGTGTATAGTGTCGTAGCTTCTTGACTTAGAGATTTTTAATTCTGTCGCCGTCTTTTCTACTGATGATACCTGTTCAGATATTGTGCCTCTACTAAATCCAACTGCATCTTCTATTCTCGTAAGTATTGTATTCAGTCCGTTTGTGAGGGCTACATCTCTAAGTTCAGGAGCAAATACATTGTATGTTTCCTCACTATTAAGGTCTACTTTTCTGAACAGACGTTCTTGTTTAACAGGCATTCTTGTCTGGTGCTGACCATTCTGATATTCTTCTATCTTCATGGCATTACGGTCTACATCAATAGCAAGTTCTCCACCTTCAAATTCCCAAAGCATACGGGAATACTGCTCATCTGCATCTCTTATCAATGATACTGCCCTTGCGTATCCTGAAACACCGAGTGGCGAATGAGGGTCGATTGTATTAGCATCAGGCATTTTGAAGTATGCAAACAAAGGTTTGCTCACATTATTGATTACTACCTTTTCCTGTATACCAGACCATTCGGGAACATCTGTAAGTGGGCATCTCTTGCCGAGATTATCTGTAGGATGTAGTGTGCCTCTCATAGCATCCATATTAGTTGTAGTAACAAAGGCATAGTTAGAAATAGTTACAGTTCTTCCTACAAGCTGGTGATGTTCAAGTCTTGTGTATACTTTGTCATTGTCTACTTTATATTGTAAGAAGGCAGCCTCTGTAATTTTTCCGTTGTTGTCAAAAGAGAGGGGATAAAATCTGTCAGCTTGAACAAAGTCGAAATTAAACTCATACTTAGGAAGTGGGTCATCTGCTGAAAGTCTTTCTCCCTTATCTTTATCCTCTGTCTTATTTACTACTACAGGACCATCTTCATACTGTACTAGATAAGGTTTTATAACAAGGCCACCTTTTGCTATACCATACTCAATCTGTCTGCGCAAGTGCTTTTTTAATACCTTGTAACTCTCATTCAGAAAATCAGCTCTCTCAGTTGGCCCATCAGGTTCAGGCTCAGTAACCATCATAGATTCCCTGCCCATATTTACCTGACCATTAGCATCAATAGAAGGTGGCTGATAGTTAGGATTTACTTTTTCAACATCCTTCATAGGTGGAGTAATCTCACTCTCCATCTCTAAAAGTGCTAATCTCGCCTTTTCACTGGCTATCAATGAAGGCAACCCTAAAGAAACAACTCTCACAGGGTCATCTGGTGTAGGGTTTTTAAGCCACGGTGCATTTCCTTCATACATAGCTGACCACTGTTGTATTGCATTTACCATATCTGTTGATATGGCAGGCTTAACAGATAACACCTTTTCAATTACATCACGTCCAAGCATATGTCTTATTCCTCCAATTATTTTATCCCATAAGCTCATCTTAGTTCTCCTTTATGAATGCCTACTTATATATGTAGTATAACATTCAAGCACCTTGTATTCAATCATATCAAAGACTTAGTGACCTTTGACTTCTCTAATAATGTTGCAGAAACTCGTTTACTTACCATTTTATACCGACACTCTTTAGAACAAGTCTTTACACCCTTTCTTTTATTTGCCATAAAAGTTTTTCCACAGCACTCACAAACTCTAGGCACATCATCAACGCCTGATTTTCTTCTAAATGCAGTTTTGCATCTACCACTACAAAAATGATTCCCTCCATTTTTATAAGGCTCACCTATATAATGCTTTCCACAGTTTGAACAAATTAATTCGTGTGTATAACAGCCATTTTCTCGATTCTTTAAAGCGTGTTGTCTGTGCCATTCACGTCCTTCAGCACTACTATGCCACTCAGATGCTTTAGGTCGAGCATTATTCGCCAAGTTATTTCTTAACCACTCTTTTTCCTCATTAGCCTGTATTCTCCTATGTATTTCATGGTGCTCCTGTGCCGATATACACATAAGATTATCAAGACTGTTATTTGTAGGATTTCTGTCAATATGATGAATTTCATATCCCTCTGGAATAGGCCCCACTTCGTTTTCCCAAATAACTCTTGATAAATTTTTTCCTTGAAACACATATCTACCTGTACCATCTTTATGATACGTTATTCCAAGATACCTTACTTTCTCAGGTGCAAGTTTAATTAAATCTTTATTAGGTCTCGGATAATCTGACATATACACTAACCCTCCTTATAGGGTTAGTGTATCGAGCTTAAACATATTTGTCAAGATGATATTATTGACCTCGTCTGCTCCAAAGTCGCTCTGTAGCATACCGGCAACTGTCAATATAATGATTGTTAGCATCAGGATAACCGCTCACAACTTCATCATCTTTATCTCTTTCGTATTCATATTCTATAAATTCCTTGTAGGCATTAGGGCATCTTTTAGGGTCAATGTATATATGATTCAATGATTGTAACCATTTCATAGAGTAAACTATACTATCTGGCCCCTTTTTTGCAGGCCTAGCACCATATCCGCCATAAGACTTCCAGTCAGATATTGATTTAGGTTCAGCACTATCACAAGTTACTATCTCATCAGGCAACATAAGAGGCCTATTACAGTAATGTATCTCGTGATATACCTTATCAAATGTCTGCTTATTAGACATTTTATTTCCGCCAAACTCAGCGAAAATATAAAGATTTCTACGGGATATATCTACATAGCATTTAGTAAATGCAAATGGATCCGGGTACCATCCCCAGTCAACCCCGCCATAGATTCTGTCAAACGTTTCTATAAACGCATCATTCATGTATAGAGGCTCTACGTTTTCAAAGACATTACCACCTGTACCTACAGGTATTCCTAAATACTCATGCTCATAAGCTCTAGGATTAGTTTCTTTTAAATCCTCTGCTTCATCTATAAATGCCTGACCTAACCACTCTTCTGGTATCTGTGTGTAGTCACTTGTCATAACGAGGGTATTTTCTCTGGCAAGAGCTTCTGCGGCATATTGATTAGCCCAGTTAAGATTAGAGATAGGTGGGTTAAAAGAACGAAAGTCCCAAAAGTCAAGACCACCTCTCATTGTAGACTGTAATACTTTACGTATCTCTTTTTCACCACTAAACTGGTCTAACTCCTCAAACCACGTTATTCCGATATATCCAAAAGGTAGCTTTACAGATTTAACTTTGTTGGGGTCATCTAATCCCATAAATAATATCTGCTGTCCAGTAGGTTTATAGACTATGGGATTGGCAATAGTCTTAGGTATCTGAAAGTAATCTCTTAATCCCCACTTATCTATGCCCCAAACTACCTGTGACCATACTGAGTTCTTTATAGTGTTTCCGACTTTTCTGAAAACAAGACAATGTACTTTAGGATTATTTATGATGATAAGAGGTATCATCTCAGAGATAAAAGATGACTTCGTACTGCCTCTTCCGCCTTTAAGTACATAGTGAACGTGCTTGTGGTCTAAAATATCATCCATGATAGGGAAATAAATAGGAGCAACAGCCTCATTCACATCAAGTATGAGTTCTTCCATATTATTCCCTCCTCAATACAAGATGTACTTCTTTGCCTGCACTGCCATTTCCACTGACTGCATCTTCCATTTCTTTAAGTCTGCGATTAAGTTCTTTAGCCGCTGATGTTCTTTCCTGTAATGAAGCATCAAGTCCAAACTGGTCCTTCTCTTCACCTCTCATAACTTTAGTGAGGTACATAAGTACCTCTTTAGTGTCCGCTATCTGAGCATTCCTAAACTCTTCCAGCCTTGCTGAGATTTCATCTCTGATATAGTCTTTTGAGAGGAGCTCTTTACCTCTTTTCACGTACTGAGCTTCAACATTCTTAATAGTAGGTCTTACTGTATATCCAGCTTCCTTGGCAGCCTGTGTCGCATCTGCGTACTTAATGTACAGAGTGATGAATTTATCTTCCTTAGGAGATAATCTCTGACCATTCCTTGTACTCAGAGTGTTATACAACATATCGTCTTTAATCTTCTCTGCCAGATTATTGCTGGCAAAATCAGGTACCTGTGCATCACCAATCATTATTTAGTCCTCCTAACAAGTTCTTGATAAATCTCTTCTAAAATTTCATCAGAGAAATAAATCTCCTGCTCTTTCATGTGTTCTTCCAGTATATCATACTGTTTTAACATCTTTTTACCAAAGGTGAAGTACCCCGAATATGAGTTCTTTATAGGATGCTTTTTCTCAGACTGTGCCTTAGCCCATCCATGCATCCTGGAAATACTGAGGCGGGAGCGTTGAAAGAAACAGCAGTCCTTGAGAGTAGACACTAAAACAAGAACTTTTGAGTTATGAAAACTACCTAAAAAGAACTGAAAATACTCCCCTTTCCATGTCCTGAAATTAATATTGTCTTTACCCATATCTCTCATCATCAACTTATTAGAGGCCTCAAAGAAATAAGGATATCCATACTGACTACCTATATATTCATCAGCATGACCGATTTCAAAAGTCTTGTTCTCCTTCCAGCTCAGACTCAGCATTAAGATAAGCTCCTTTCATGTATTCAATAGAGGCCTCTACATTATTTTTAGCCTTAACTCTGTCATAACCTTCATTATCTGCATCCACCTCTTCTTTACCCTGGAACGCATAGAGTAAGTCCCTCATAAAAAGAACAGTATACACACCTGAAGCACTTTTAAACAACTGCTTGTCGGAATACTGACCTTTATAGTAAAAGCTGTCCTTAACAATGTACATCCTCACTAACTTGCCTTCTCCGCCATAAAACTGAGAAGTGTTAATAACAAGGTGGGTATGATAGAGCTGGTTCATAGCCCTAGCTATAGTATTAGCAGTAGAAATAGGTGTTGGCGCCATAATTGAATACCTCTTTAGTAAACATACTATAACACTAAATAGGGTATTTAGTCAAAGAGGTTTGGCGGTATTAGTAAATCTTTACACTAAATAATCTTCTTCACTAAATAATCAGGAGTTGTGTCCGCGACCAATTTCTGTCCTTTTGTCAATCTCTGTATCCTTGCACTCGCTGTGGGCTATTCTCGCTAGTGAGCTTGCTCGGTATTTAGAAAATCTCCAGGCTGTGTCCGAGAGGTCTCGGTATTAGTAAAACTTCCAGGCTGTGTCCAGGACTACTACTCGATTAGTAAGACCACACGGTTTTATAAGAAAACCTAGGCTGTGTCCAGGTGCCAACTTCCCCCTCGCTCTCGCAATCGAACGTACGTTTGCATAGGGGGTGGTATACGTATATAGCAATGTTTCACGTGAAACATTTTTATCGAACATTTGTTCTATACATGATTAAATAAAGCAATAAAAAAGAGTTGCTATATAATAGCAACTCTTTTATGTTATCTGGTCATTATTCTAATAATCGCTATAAATACAATTACAATTAACGCTATAAATATCATGCGCTCACACTTTCTACACTTACAAGCTCTTTAGTCTCTTTAGTATTAACTACTTGTTCTTTATAGTTGTTTTGTAGTGTACTAAAGAATTTTAAAGCACTATTAAGACTACTGAAAGAATATCTATATTCATTTTCTTTGTTTGTTTCTTGACTCTCAATTGCATTATAGCAATTATTGAGTAAAAACTCATTACGACTACTGCGCATTAAGTTTTTACGTGTACTAGATTCAATTCTCACTGCGTAATCGTAACGCGCAGGACTGTACCAAACTGACGCTGTTCTGCAGGTATCACTCTTACCAAAGTTGCAAAGTCTTATGTTATTCTTATGCGCGTTAAAGTCGTATTTCTCAACTTTAGCATTAAATATCATTTTAGTTACTTCGCAAAAATCTTTAATTTTTGCAATGTCATCAACAGTGAGTTTATTAAAATACTGTGATAACTTTGTTACGTCTGCATTGTTTGTTGTGTTCTTCATAAAAATCTCCATTCTATGTTTTTTTACGTGCTTTTCATGCACAAACGTGTGTGTGTATCTCTTTTTGAGATATACTAACTATAGCAAACTATATTATTGTTGTCAACAACTTTTTTAAAAATATTTTTTCTTTTTTCGTTATATAGTAGAAACGTACTAAAAATCAGTGTTTTAAAAGTGCTTTAAGCTCAGTATTTATCTATGTTTGCACTGTTTCTGCACTCTATTTTTAATTGTATTTCTTCTATATAAAGTAATATTTTAAAATAGATTTTATTCAAGCAATCAGTCTGCTGCGTAGTCCATCCTTTCCATCCTGCCCGCCATCCATTCCCGCCCATACATAATGGGTCTATTGCCCTTAATGGGCATTTCCCTATTCCTGGAAGAATGGGATCCTGGCGAGCTATAATGGGCAGAACGCTTAATGGGCTTTCACCAGTTTTCCTGGCAGGCAGGTGCCTGTGGCTAAATATGGTAATGTTGCACAATGGTTATTCGGCTATGTCGAAATATCGTGTTCCATACTCGATATATTTTGGACTTACCTGTCGAAATATCGTAAATTCCGTAAATGGGTTGGTGTAAAGTCAGCATGGGAACTAGCCGCATTAGCCCTTTGTGCATACTGCACAATGGTAAATGCGGAATTTGCCAAAATGGGCTAAAATGGCCAGTTTTTCCGCAAAATGGGCAAAAAGGTGCCGAAAATGGCATTTGGACACTTTAGTGGACTAAAATTTTTTGACTGAAATCAAGTTTCTTTTCTGGCCTAGGCAGCCAGCAAGAGTACTAAAAAATTTCGGCTTACTGGAAAAAAGGCTGATAAATACTGACTTTAAGGGCACAAATTTGACTGGAATCAAAAAACAGAAGGATTATACGGGTTAGAGTCATAAGATATACTACTATATATTCGGTATTACTACTTAGTACAAAATCTCCATTCTCCGCCCTCTTTTTGATTTGACTATAATATAAGGGATGTAGTATTTATCTACACCCCTGGTTGTATGTTAATTGTTGATTTTGGTATGGTGACTTGTCTTTTATTCCGCCTATCTTTTTAGAGGGACATTATGTATTTAATGAGGTATTGTAATATCTCTATATCTTCCGCTGTCATTTCTATATCATTCTTTATTCCATGGGAATATACATATTTACATCTGTCTATCATCTTATCCGCCCTATCTCTGAGATGTTCTGGCATTATCTGAGCATAAAGTCTTTTACCTTTCATTGTATTTGTAGGATTACTACCTAATCTATATGTTTCTCCTACTACTTTCATATGCCGCCCTATTTCTTCATTGGTCATCTTATATATTATCTGCATATTTAATCCTCATAGAAGGCTCTTCTCGCCTGCTCTCTTTCTCCCTCTGCTATAAGGGCATCTCTTCTCTTTTTATCCGTCTTTGTCATTCGCCCTTCACATGTCATTGTTCTTGTGCTTTCACCGCACTGTTTGTAATAGATACAACCTCTACATGGATGTTGATTCATTCTCTCACCTCCTTATCAATAGATATATGAGGATATGTAATCATTATAGGAATCTCTATACTCATCCATATCCACATCTTCATACTCATCAACAACTTCTTCGCCCTTCCACTTCTCTAGCTTTGACTTCAAGGCTACCATATCTTCGATTGTCAGATTGCCCATTGTACGGTTCATCTCATCAAATCTATAA